TCCAGGGCCATCGGGATGTAAATTATCTATATAAACTCCGGTACCAGCAAGTTGTTTTTCCCACCACTTTTTACACTGCATAAATGATCTAAGAGCATAACTTGGTTTATGGCTTGGATCTAGCTCACCGTATTGAAAAAGCGATTTTTGAAACCCATTGCCAATTAATCCCAATTGATATTCTAGTGCTATAACATCAGGTGGTGAGTCTGACTGTGCTATTTTGTCGTATAGCCATATCCCATGTGGTGTAATAAAATCATCACCATCAACTAAAACCATATAATCATTATCAGAAGCTTGGAATATATCCAAAACGCTGTTCTTACCAGTTGATGGAGTTCCATCGCTATCTGTTATATAATATTCTAAATTTTCTGATTTTGCCCAAGCTTCAGCGTCAACTAAATATTGAGAATTTCTTTCATAATGTATTTCACAATCGACATTCGAATTAAAGACATATACAATATCTTCTTTAGGAATAGTCTCTAAATGTTTTTTTGTAGTAAATATATTACTACTGCATAAAACATAATATTTTAACTTAGCCATAAATTACTCAGTTGGTTTTGCTGGCCAGGTAACGCTTATTGGAAAGGTTTCTTGAGTTGTTATATCTCTTAAAGCCTGTCTATATGCTATCATTTCTGCAGATAAAGTACGATCTGATAATGCAGTGTTATCTGTCATAGATAATAGCTCATCTCTTTTGCTTCTAATAGCTGAAGCTCTTTCTTCCTCAGTTAAATTGCGAACTGTTGTAATTCTTTTTCTAAGAGTTTCTGTTTCTTCCCATGTTTCTTCAAGCCATTCAGCATTTGGATCATAATCGGGATTAATATCAAGTTCAATGTCTTTAAGTGTTCCAGTCCAACTTTCAGGAGCAAAATCTGATGATGCTGATTCTCTTTTATAAAAAACAGCAGCTTCTATTTGAGCATCTTTGGCCAAATTAATAAGTTTTTCTTCAGATAAATCACCTTCAAAATATCTTCTAGTGATATAAGGTCTAAAGCTTTCTTCAGTAAATTTAAATAATACCATTCTTTCAGTGGTATCAATAAGTTTTATTTCATAATTTTTATACATTGGTTTTTCCTATTAAGTATTTATTTTAATTGCTATATGACCTGAGTCTGACATATCAACTGGCCTGCCAATTGAAGCTCCTCTAATAGCTCTATATAAAGAAATTTCAGCTGAAGTTGTACACTCAAATCTCCAGAAATAAGCATATGCTCCCTCATAATAACTACCACCAATTTGGCCAAAGGTATCTGCATTGGTTCGAGTTAATGTTGTTGAGTAATTAGTAAAATTTACTGCAGAATCAACCGGCTCGCCGTAAGATTGTGCAATATTATTATATCTAAAATTTATAGAACTCCAACCACTATTACCTGAACCTCTTTTAGTAATAAATATTTGGCCGTTATTAGTACCATCTCTTTGGTTATAAATTCCTATTAATTTTTGTCCCGTAGAAAATGTTAAATTTCTTGATATATGACCAAATGAACTAACTGAAGATCCTGTTTCTCCGGTAGAATATTGAAATATACCAGCCTTATACGATTGCCAACCATTTCTTGCTCGGCCGTCATCGTCAGAGTCCCATGAACGTGCACAAGTTAATTCTGCGGTTTTACCACTAGCACCAAAAAAATCTTGGAAGCTTATTTCAGGTTCTGTATTATGAGTCGCAATATATGGAAACGGCGTTGGCGCATAAGGATCACCATTTGGATGATAAAAATCAGCCAATTCAATTTCATTACCAGTGGGATTTTGGCCGGCAAACTCAATATATAAATCAGTCAAATCTAAGTTTGATGTTGATATGGTCATTTATCTTAATCCTTGCTACTATTACCTATATTATATTTAGGGCATAGTTGCCACTCGTTTTTCTCTTTATATGGAATAACTTTAATTTGTCTTAGTGGGGCGATATCCTTAGCTTGTTCTGGATCTACAAAAGATACTAAGCCCCAATCACTAAGTAATGTTGCAATAGTATTTCTTCGTTGAATATCATTCAGCAATAAGTTAGATGGTTTTCCATCTAATAAAAATAATTCTTTAAAATGTACAATAAAATACCTACCTTGCTTATGTAGAATATGGCAAGACTGATATAATTTTTGGTCTTTTCGTGAAGCAACACCGATTCTAGTCAATGTTTCTCTGATTTTTAAAAAGTCATCAGGTTCGTTTAAAGTTATTTCCAACATTGAAGTTGGTGTCCATTGGACCTCTATGTTATTTTCGTTTTCCACCTTTATAAATCCTCGTTTTCAATTCGTTAATTTGTTCATCATTTAATAATGACAATACGGATTTAGCTTTCTCATTGCTATATCCATAATATTCTTTTACTAATTCTAGGTTTTCAATACTCATAGGCTTGGCCCATTTAGAAAACCTTTTCTTTTTGTTAATTATATTTATAAGAAAATCAAATTGAAGACGATGATCAATATGGTGGTTTAAATTCATTTCATTTGCGAATAGTATCGTGTCTGGAAAATAAGATAATCCACGATTAACCATAAATGGACTATATGCTTTTTCTGCTACGTCATCAACCATTAAATCCTTTTTAGTTGTATTTATTGCGTTTAAATATTCGAATGGATTCATTTAAATCTAACTCCAGCCATAATCTCTGTCAAACAAGCAACAGTGTTAAGTTCATGGTCGGCAACAAATGAATTCTTATATTGATAATCAGCTAAAATAAGTACCAGCTGTGGTACACTTTGCGGATCAATATAGTCATTCATATTGTCATAAATTTTACGATATATTGCTGCTGGTTCAGAATCAATATTGTTTGAAACCCATTGTCTCATACCTTTAAAGTTTTTTTCTTTGAGATGAGCCATAAGATCATTTAAAGAAACTTCCGATAAAGAAACAAGAATGCCACTATCAATTACGCCACTGGCTGAATATCTTTGTAATTCATTAAGAACTTTACGCCAATCAGGCATGTGTTTCATAATTAATTCAGCAACTACCTTTTTGTCATAGGTAATATTTTCATTTTCCAATATATCACCAACCCTATGAAGAAATTGGCCACATAGAGCAGCTGAATCTTTTTTAGAAACATTAAATTCAATTGTTGTACAACGAGAATGTAAGGGATCAATAATTCGATTTTTAAAATTACACGTAAGAATAAATCGACAGTTATTACTAAACTCTTCAATAAACCCACGCAAAGCTGGCTGAGTTGATTGTGCATTTAAGTAGTCTGCCTCGTCCAAGATGACTACCTTGTAGCCACCTTGAAGAGAAACAGATGATGCAAACTGTTTAATTTTATTACGTAAGGTGTCAATGCCAGATTCCTCGGATCCATTGATCAGAAGATAATCCAGTTCAAGTTCGTTACATAAAGCCTTTGCGACTGTAGTCTTACCAAGACCGGCAGTGCCGGTAAGAAGCATATTGTGTAGGTCACCTCCTCTAACAATATCTTCAAAGGTGGATTTTATGTGTTTTGGTAAAATACAATCTTTAATTTTTTGTGGACGATATTTTTCAACCCAAAGAAATTCTGACATTATAGTACCTCCCAACCAAGAACTGTTGATACACGGAATGATCTCCATGCGTCTTTATCCAAAGACCAAACAGCTAAGTGTTCAGAATCAGGACTGATAGAATCAACAGTGGAATTAACACCATTGGCTTCTAGAACAGCAGGGTTAAGAGAACAGGGCATGACTCGTATTTCGTCTGAGTCAATTTTTTGAAAGGTAACAGTTACTGTACCTTTTTTAAGTGCTTCAATCAAGCGGGAACATTCATTTCGATCCATAATAATATCCTTCATAATAAAATTAATAAAATGCGGAGGAGCTACCTCCGCGATAAGCTAGTTCGACATTAAGCTTCTTCAGCTTCGACTTCCTCAGGAAGATCATCGCCTGCAGGAACTGCGCCTTCAGGAACTTCATCTTTAGGAGCAGCAGCTTGTAGGAACCCTACAACTCTGTTTCTTACTCCACCAACAGCTTCAAGCTCTTGGCCTTCGAAAGCGCCACGTCTAGAACAAATATCGATAATTTGTGCCATAGTAGCGATATCTTGCAGAGACAATTGAGGTGCCTCACCTTCTTGAGCAGCATCTACTGCTGCGTTTACTTCTTCAGTCATTTTCTTCTCCTTTGCAAAGTAGACTAATTAATGAAAACCCGACCATTCGGCATTTCCAATATTATCCTCATATTATTATGAGAATTTTTTCTGTGCATAATTATTTATACACCGAAACTTGACGATTTTTCCAAAGCTATAAAATAATCCAAAGGATTATCAGCGTTTCTCCAATTAGAAATAAGCTTTGAAGAGATCGATACTTTATAATCACCTTGTAGCATTTTCAAATTAGAAATACTAAACACGTAATTAAAAGTTTCTGTTGAGGTAGTACCTAGATTAATATCAAAAGTATTAGCTGTTGAATCTTTTTCATTAAATACAGAAGCTATAACTTCGCCACCTTGGCCGCTGAAGCTTAGTTCAGAATGACCAAGAACTGCTGCAGCTTTTCGAATTTTATCTAGGTTTGCTGACGAAATATCAAGTACAACTTCACATTCCGGCATATTAATGTCTTTAGTTGGTTGTGTAAGAATATCAATTTCTGAATAGAAATATTTAATCTTTTGAGAACCATCAGACATTGTGAGATATTTATCTGAAAAATCAAGCTCTGGGTCATCCATAAGACTATGCAGAGACAAGAATTCGTTGAGATCATATACACCAAATTCTACTGGAAAGTCTTCCAAAATAGAAGCTGATGCCATAATAGTTTTAGCTTCAGACAAAGTTTTAAGCTCTTTGCCTGGTTTAAAAACTAGGTTTGCGTTAATTCCTGAGAAATTTTTCAGGATGTTTATTGTATCACTTGAGATTTTCATATTGTACCTTTGTAGTTAATAGTATATTATAACACATTTTTGTCATAATGTAAACGTTTTTAAAAATTATTTTTTCGGTCATGTTCAAATAATGCTAGGAAACCATAATGGATAATTTTCATCAAGTCTTTACGATGATCTGATGGATCGCCTTTCTTTCCGTATCTACCATTATACTTATCAACATTTCCTAAGAAGAAACCAATACCATGACCACGGTCAATGATTACCTCTGATGATTGGAGACCACCTTGTCCATAGTGGCCACCATAAGTTTTATCAATGTACTCACTAAATTCCGCAATGAGCTCGTCTTCACGGAATTTATAGTCTATTGATGTTTTCTTTTTTGCCATATTATTCTCCAAAAATTTCTTCGTGCGTTGGCATTTCAGCTTCTGTTGCTTCAACAACCTCAATGCCAGCGTCGACTTTACTGTAAAGATCTAGGAACGCAGACTTTGTATCTTCGTCAAACCTCGCAATACATAGATCTATTGACTTAGCCCTATTGTTGAAAATAGAGTAGGTTTGAACAATGTGACAAAGTCTACGTGTTGAAATAACTTCATCAACTCCTTCATCATAAAAAGTCTTTCTAATAATATCAGCCCAAGTCACTAGCTTTTCAACGAAGTCTGTATCATCAGCTCCGAATTTAGCCATGTGATTATTGAGAATTTTAGTTTCAATCGAAGGTGATGGAAACTTTTGGTCAATAGCAACTGTAAACCTTTCAAGGAAAGCTTCATCAATAATAGAAGCAGCGGTAAACCTACCGTCTTCTGAGCCTTTACCTTTGGTATTAGCTGTTGCTATAACATTGAATCCAGGCGCCGGAGTAATTGTTTCACCCGTTTTCTTAACGACAACAGGCTTGCCTTCAAGTATACCTTGCAAGCACATAATTTTATTTGTAGCTCTATCGATTTCATCGAGTAATAGAACCGCACCGTTCTCCATAGCTTTGAGAACCGGACCTTTAGCGAAGACAGTTTCTCCATCGATAAGTCTAAAACCTCCCAACAAATCGTCTTCATCTGTTTCAGGATTGATTTGAACACGTATGAACTCCTTATTAAGTTTAGAACATGCTTGTTCTACCATAAAGGTTTTACCATTACCAGATAGACCAGAAATGTAAACCGGATAGAACATT